GTATGCCGCACTTGCGGGGTGTGCTAACAGGATGTCAATTTTTCCACTGTTCCAGTCCCTGATGTCGTCATCGTTTGAAAGAACTCTGATTTTCTTTCCGCTTTTAGATAGCGATTCCATTATTCTTGAAAGGTCATGCTTGAATGCATAGAATACAAGCAGATTTTTTCCTTCAAGTGATTCTACCAGTTCCATAAAACTTTCAATCTTGCACTTATGGATTTCATGAATTTTAGCATTTTCGTCATATACTGCCCCGTTGCTAAGCTGAAGCAGTTTATTAGATAACGCCGCCGCATTCACGACATCTATTTCTTCCCCATTTTCGAGTTCAAGTACGAGTTCTTTTTCCATTTCCTCGTATGATTCCCTTGCCCTGCTGTCCAGCTCCACCCTGATTGTGTTGTAGGTGATATCAGGAAGCTGGAGATAGTCTTCCGCTTTCATGGAGATGCATATGTCCGATATTTTTTCTTTTATTGACTCATTAGATCCTTGCTTGGCCTTCCATGAAAAAATCTGATGCTGATTTCTCTGGTCGGAATTAAAATATCTTTCCCTATATGAAGTCACTGTTTTTCCCAGCCTTTCTCCCCCGTCAAGCAGATAAAGTTGAGCCCACAGATCAATAAGACCGTTTGGCGAAGGAGTTCCTGTAAGCTGTATCATTCTTTCTATTTTCGAACTTATCGCCTTCAGGGCTTTAAATCTCTTCGACTGGTGATTCTTAAAACTCGAAGATTCGTCCAGGACAACGGTATCAAATGGCCAGTCGTGTTTATAATAATCCACCAGCCATACGACATTGTCCCTATTGGTTATGTATATATCTGCATCTGTATAGAGTGCCTTAAGTCTCTGAGTTTTTGTCCCCATGACTTTTGAGAATTTCAGATTTTTCAGGTGATCCCATTTTTCCGCCTCCGTATGCCATGATGACTCTGCGACCTTTTTAGGTGCTATAACAAGCACTTTACCCGATTCAAATCTGTTATAAAGCAGGTCGTCCAAAGCTGTCAGCGTTATTGATGTTTTTCCAAGTCCCATATCAAGCATAAGTGCAACTTTTTTTATTTCAATTATCTTTTCTATGCAATATTTCTGATAATCATGAGGTCTGTAAAGCATCGTAATCCCCCAATATCCTGTCTATCTGTTCATTTGAATCTGCCACATATACTCTACAGCCCAAATTTCTAAGTTTCGCAATCTGCCTGTCCTGTAGTGGCCTTGTTATTTTCCCCGGTGCCTTAAGCTCCACAAAAAATATTAACCCTCCCGGTATTATGCATATCCTGTCGGGCACTCCTGCATTTCCCGGACTGGTAAATTTATAAGTCCTTCCTCCTATTTTTTTTACACTTTCTTTTAAGTAATTTTCAATATCTTTTTCTCTCATTTTAATTTTCCTTTCAACCTTTGATTTTAAAGGCTTTGAATGTATTTTGTCTACAAACTTTTAACTTTGTTTTTCCTTATAAATCGTTTGTATGCCAGTATTTAAAGTCATTTACGCTATTTTTTGCATGTCTACAAACTCCTTATATGAATATAAGATTTTTGGGATTAGGCAGATTAGGGAGAATTAGGCATATATATGTCTCCCTAATTCCCTCTAATTCCTCTAATTTATATTTTTTATGTTAATTTTATAATAGTTTGTAGACAAATGATATATAAGTACTATAATTACTGGCTTAGAGATGTCAACAAACTTTTTTTGAGAATGTAGACAAAACTGTGAAAGTACTGTAAATACTGACTTTTTTTGTCTACAAACTTTGTCAACAAACTTTTGAGAATGTAGACATGAATCATGAAAATGTCTACAAACTCTGTCAACAAACTCAAAATTCCAAAAAATTTGGCAAATTTAGGGAAGAAACCCGCGAAAAATCAGGCGGACAGCATTCCTATAAATAACTACTGTTCTTTACGTTTAAAACCTCTTTGCATTCCGTATTTACCGAACCTTGAAGGTGTTTTCATTCTATCCCACTCCTTCTGCATCTCCAGGATTTTGTTCAGGGCTATCGCATCAGATTTTTTTAAATTTCTCAAATCAGATTCTAAGCAAAATTCCCATATTTCGGGAACACATACCCTGTTTCTTACAATAAGATTAAAATCTCCTTTAAGATTTCCTTTATAAAAACCTTTCTTTTCATCTTCCGTAAGAGTATCCCAGCAGTCAGGTATTTCCTTTTCTATGAATTCCTGAATCATTCCTTCCCTGTGGTCCCTCATACGGTGGCTCTCCTGTTCCTCTTTCGCTATTAATAAGGCCTCTTTGCTTAACAGAAGGCTCTCATTTCTGTCAAAAGCCTCCCTTGCTTCCGCCCAGATCTGCCCTATTTCGCCATCGAGGTCTCCAAATATGTTCTTTTTCATCTCCTGGACTCCCACATCGACCGGCCAGAATCTTCTGTTTCCCGTCGTATCCTTTAAAAATTCGGTATTATTTGATGTCCCAAAGAATATTGCCCTTCTCGGGAATCTTTTCGTTCTTCTTCCATATGCCTCCCTGTATATGTCAGTCGTTTTGGACAAAAAATGTTTTATTGTTGTAACTTCGCTCTTATTAAACGAATCGAGTTCCCCGATTTCGTTGACCCATGTGCCCTGAATTACTTCAGCAGCATCTTTCCCTTCAAAAGTTTTCAGGCTGTCGGAAAACCATTTCATGCCGATTTTACTTAAAAAAGTACTTTTACCTATTCCCTGCGGTCCGTTCAGAATTATCATTTCATCAAATTTTACGGGCTCATTTTTTATAGCCCTTGCACAGCACGCAATAAGTGACTTCCTGATTATTTCCCTTGTATACGTGTTGTCTTCGGTTCCCAGATAGTCTATAAGCAGAGTATCGAGTCTTTTTACTCCGTCCCATATGAGACCGTCCAGAAATTCTTTCGGTTCATTATAGCTGTTTTTCAGGAACACTTCCGTCAGTGCGTCATCTATCTTTGTCTTGCCCTGTATGCCGTACTTCACGTCGAGCCTTACTCTCAGCCTTGCATCATCCCCGTCTTCCCATTCTCTTACATTATTGTTGTCTGACCAGGGGAGTTTTCCCTGTGCGAATGCCCTGTTTGAAAATACATCATACGCCATTTTTCCTTTGAGTTCGGGCTCATTCTCAAGTATTATTAGTATATTTTTTGAATTATTGATAATTTTCCCGTTAGTATCGGTATCGAGCAATGCCATCCAGTCGTCGTCAAAGTCTTCTCCGGTCGTATCGTTTTTAAATACAGATTCCGCATTCCCTATCCGTTCCTTCTGCACTTCGATTCTTATTTTGCTGTTTTCCAGTGCAAGTTTTGACATTGCCATATAGCTCGGGTATCGGTTGGCCGGGGTGTTCGCCTTTACGTCGTCGTCCAATTCAGAAAAAGAGTGAATCCGGACTAAATCGAAAGCATTGCACAGCTTACCCCCTGCGGGGTCGGTTGCATGGTGGGAATACAGGAATTTACCATTTTCGTATAATATAGCCCCTCCATATGTGCTTCCGCCAAGATACGTGAGTCTGTCTTCAGTATCCGTAAATTCATATGCCCCAGGCAGATATTCGTCTATAGCTTTTATTATGTCGAATTCCCGGCAGAACGCCCCCACTACTCCGCCTTTTTCAGTCGGATCTTCCTGTTTTTTAGGAAGTTTTATTTTCTGTTCGTTCATTCCTGGCCATTCCTGGATATTTTTCCAGTCGTCATACATTCCCAGAATGCCGTCAACATCTAAAAACGGACTGTCGGAATAGTCGAAGATATACACAACATCTGATGAAATGCTGGGATTGAACATCAGTCTTTCTGCCTGGAATGTGGTCTTATCGCACATTTCAAGTCCTATCATTTCCCCCAGTTTTCTCGCTACGGGCTCGTATTCCTCAGCATTTAGTGTCCTCCCTGCAGGAAATATTACACGCAGCCTCGGACGGTACTCTGTATGTTTCCTTGTGTTATGCACTGCATACGCACAGTTCATAGCTTTCAGAGTTCTCAGGACATCTGCAGTCCCTCCGGGTTTTATATTGTCCAGGTCAAGGGTTATAAGATCCCTTGAAATTACATTTCCTGCACGTCTTAAATTACCTTTCAGCAGTCCTCCGACATATCCGCCGACATCCTTCAGACTGTCCTGTTTTGATTTTGCATAGCCCATATATTCGTCCAGTTTTTCAGGGCTCCTATGAGGTGATTCCAGCCTTTTAACAAAATCGCTCCAGTAAATCTCCTCACGTTTCCATTTCTTATCCGTCCTTGAGTTTGCAGTGCTTATTTTTATAAGCCTGTCATTTTTCATTTTTTCACCTCCTAGTCCTTCATATAGTACTCGGATTCAAATCCGTCCGCCCTCAGAACAAGTCCTGGAGCCCAATCTATATTTCCGTTCATTATACCGCATATCTCTTCCACTGTTACATTCTTCGGTGCATCGACGACTATCTCATCGTGTATGTGCATTACTATGTCAAATCCCGCCGATTTTATCCGTTTTATGCTCTCCGCCAGGCAATCCCTTGCCACCGCCTGTACTATGTTCTCCGTCAGTTTCCCGCCGTATGTCTTAAGTGCGGTCCATCTCTTGGCTATCTGGTCAAGCCCGTTGTATTCTATTATCTCTGAACCCCAGCTGTTATTTGTTCTCAGCGGATTCACATAAAATAATTTTCTTCCGCTTGGCAGTGTTATTGTAAGGAAGTCAAGTTTTCTTTTTATCATTTCCCTTGAGAATTTTATTCCGTTATAGGAATAAGTTCCGCCGGTCTTAACTGCTTTAATTGCACAATCTTGGACATTTTTCCACAGATTCACAATGTTAGGGTTAGCATTTCTCCATGCCTCCACTATTCCCGGCAGTTCCTCTTCTGTCAGCCCCATATTTAGGGCACCCATTGCCATAAGAGCTCCTGGTCCACCCTGATATCCCAGTGCAAGTTCTGCAACTTTTCCTTTCTGTCTTAATGCGTATTCAGGATTTCCCTTAGCTATTTTCTCGATTGGCACTCCGAACATCATGGATGCAGATGCCTCATATATTTTCCCATGTCCTTCGAACACATCAAGCCTCCACTGTTCCCCCGCAAGCCAGGCAATCACTCTTGCCTCTATAGCGGAGAAGTCGGCAACTATGAACTTGTTCCCCTTACTTGGAACGAATGCAGTACGGATGAGCTGTGACAGTACATCAGGAACATTCCCGTAGGTCATTTTGAGATTTTCATATTCCTTGTGTTTAACCATTTCCCTTGCAAGATCCAGGGTATCCATGTAATTCCTAGGAAGGTTCTGTACCTGTACGAAACGGCCTGCATATCTCCCAGTCCTGTTTGCTCCGTAGAATTGTATCAGCCCTCTTACCCTCTCATCTTTTCCTAGAAGGTTCTGCATGGCCACGTATTTTTTTACGCTTGTCTTCGATGCTTCAAGCCTGTTTTCCAGCACTATCCTTACTTCCTGGCTTATGTCCTCGCTTTTTAAATAATCAGTGACATAAGCTTTCTGAAGATTTTCCATCGGGTCTTCCACTCTCGCATTTATCCACGGGAGCAGCTGTGCCACAGAGTTAGGGTTGTCAAGTCCTGTTATCATTTCTGCCTGTCTCGATAGATGCCCGTGTGATATGGCATCCACTTCAAGTGCACCTTCGAGAAGTTCTGAATCTATTCTGATTCCGAACGAATTTATTTCCTGATCAAGATACCAGTTCTCCCATTCGCTTTCAGGAACAGGGAAGTCGGCTAGCCTGTTTTCAATTTCCATTTCCGTGACAACATCCTGAATGCAGTAATTCTTAAATTCATTCCATTTTTCACTGTCGTGGTAGCAGTAGTTCCTAGTTCTTCCTCCGTTCGTCTTAGTCGGTTTACACGGGACGCAGAAGTATCTTATGAGGTTCTTACCTTTCATATCTTTCTGCTTGTCCTGGGGGAGCCCGAGAACCTTTGCAGTAATACCTAACCCTGCGGTGTATCCACAATATAATCCGTGCACCATTGTGCACTGCCATTGCCTTATATCAAGGGCATAGAATTTTGAGAGGCATATATATTCAAATGCGGCGTTATATGCATGCTTAGCACAGTCAGGACTTTGCATGAGGCTTATTATTTCATCGGGTATCTTCTCTCCGGACGCCAAGTCTATTATATTAACTTCTTCACCATTCACGCTGTATGCGAAAAGAAGTATTTCAAAATTATCCGATTCCACATATCTATATACCCCGCATTTTGAAATGTCCACATCACTGTATGTCTCGATGTCTATCGACAGATGGTTCATAATAAATTTCCCTCCATTTAAAACTTCAGGGAGGGAGAACTCCCCCCCCCTTATATTGGTTTTTTTAATCCAAAATAGGTTCCCCTGTTATAGGGTCTATTTCAACATTGTCAAACACATCCGATGCATCTCTTCGTCCTGATAAAGGCTCACCGTCGGCAAGTTTCTGAACCATATTAAGAGCTATTCCTATACCTGTTTTCTTACCGTATGAGTACGGGAAGAACGACAAGTTTGCTCTTGCATACACCCCCGAATATATTTCGGATTGGTCAGTTATGGGAATATTAGGGTTCAGGCTTACCACAACAGGAGGCCACTGGGCATTGGACTTAGCGTTGAAAATATAATGTCCCTTATAAGGCTCATAATACCCTTCGTCATCCGGTTCCAGCCCCTGTGCATCGTAATCCGTAAAAGCCACATCTATGTTTTTAGGCCTTTTCCCGCCCCATTTTTCCTGTATTCCTTTTTCAATTGCTTTCTCAATTGCATCTTCAATCAGTTTTTTAGTCCCTGTATCAGTTTTCGGGAGCATTATCACCGCACTGTATTTCGGGTCCTGTTTGTCGTCGAATGAATGCGGTTCAAACAGATGCGGGAAGTTAAGTCTTACCTTTTTTGTAGTTACTTCTATTCTTTCGTTATTATTAGTTGCCATATTATTATCATCCTCTCTTTTTTTAATTAATCTATGTTATCTTTAAATACTTCCGCAGGAGTTCTTAGCTCCAGTGCGGGTCTTTTATCGTTCAATGTTGCAAGTGTGGGCTTTCCTTCAGGTTTCTGTATATAATTTCCTGCGATTTTATAAAGAGTTTCTTCCCCCAGCAGTTTTTCTGCTGCAGTTACTGAAATCAGTTCAGTTTTATATATCTCTTCTCTGTCCAGTCCTACTTCTTCCAGCAACTGTGCGGCCACAGCTTTATCGGTAAATGTTCTGTTTCCGCCTCTGCCTGCCACTAATTTCCATCCCTTCACATTCCCCCCGTTCTGGGCTCTTACCAGGGCATAATCCTCAAATTTTTTAGCCCACTTTGACAATTCCTTTACTTTTGCCAGGCCTTCTCCTATTTCCTCATCGGTAAGAAGTGCAGGGTCTAATATTTCAGTATTCATATATTTTTCAGCCTGTTTTCTACAATTACCGTTTGCCTTGCAGAATCCACAGTGTTCTCCGACATGAAATTCATTTGAGCCTTCATATGCCTTCTGGGCTACATCTTTTATTGATTCCGCCCACTCAAGCAGTTTTTCTGAAGTTATTTCAAAACTCGATGTATTTTTTATTCTCGGCTGTATTATGTGTATTACTATTTTTTCAATCACATCTATCGCGGATTGTTCCAGATATGTTCCCAAGGCATATAACATACCCTGCGGATTGTTTTCTGCCGTAACCGGAACGCCTTTTCCATATTTCAGGTCAAATATATGTATGACCTTATCTCCGACCAGTGTGCAGTCTACAGTTCCAAATCCTTCGGGAACGTATGAAGAAAAATCGACTTTCTGTTCGGCCAGAAAAAACGGTTTTGATTCAAAACTTAGATAAATGTCGTTTATGTAGTCCCTGTATTCGTTGGTATACCTGTCCATTTCTGCACTATACAGTTCATTCTTTTTCAGCTCGTTTATCCGCTTTTTAAATTCGCTGGGTCTTAAGTTTGTGGTAAACTGCTTTACAATCTTCAGTTCGGCCATTTCATGAGCCAATGTGCCTTCCGCCGCATATATGCTGGGTTCATCCTCGAACTTATCTTCCAGTCTTGCCGAACCTGGGCAATTTAGCCATCTGTACGCCCCACTTGCTGATAGCAGGGCATGATTCCTGTCTGCGTGTCTTTCCATTAAAATTTTCCTCCAAGGTCTATATAAATCTGTGCCAGGGCGTTAAAATCCTCGGGCTGAATATCCGCAAGAGATACAGCGTGAAATTTTGTGAAGGCTTTCAGGACTTCATCCCTTTTTCCCTGATTTGCTAATTCTCTTCCCACTCTCGCTAAATCACCTCTTGTATATTCGGCCTTGACGGTAGGTACGGGATCTGTTTTTTTAGTTTCCGATTTTGTTTTTTTCTTTTTAGGTTCTTCCGGTTCTTTTTCGGAATCAGGCATTTCTTCCTTTGGGGTTTCTTCCTCTTTTTTCTCAGGTTCCACTTTCACGTCGTTTGTCTGCCAGTCCTTCATTTCCTGTTTGGCATATTCTTCTTCTGCGGGTATCGGTTGCATAAATTTTTCAACTTTCCCGATTATATTTCCCGCAGAACTTGATAAGACTGCAGTGTTTCCCAAAACTTTTAACGCCTTCGAAAGATTTTCGATTATCGGTTTACTTCCTTCCTCGATTTCAATTATTATTTTTACTTCCATTATTCCGCGTCTCCTTTATTCTTATTATATTCATCCAATGTCACCCATTCGATGTTGTCGAATGCGAATTCTATCATTTTTTCCACTACATCAATTTTATTCCAGCCCGTCTCTTCCGCTACGGCATCCAGTAAATTCTGAGTGGATTTCCGTATCCTTATCGGAGTTGAATAGCTCTTCTCGGGCGTATATTTCTTCGGCATTTTTAATTTTTCCATCTGTCCTCCTAAAATACTATTCTCTTAACGCTAGTGGCATCAGCAGATATATCCACTTACTGTCCGTTTCGCCTCTTACAAGCACTGCATTTCTTTCATTTGACATTTCCATGACGGTCAGGCTGTCCTTAGACTTATGTAAATAGTCCGCCAGAAATCTTAAGTTCAGTGAGATTTTTAAATCTTCCCCTGTCTGCACCGTGTCAATTGTGTCTCTGTATTCAACGGCAAAACCGTCTTTTGCCTTTATTGTCAGCCTGCCTCCCCGGAAGTCAAGTATACCTCCGTTTTTTGCCTCCTTGTTGTATTTCGCAACTGTAAGCCCTTTTCTGAGCGATACGTGAAACACCTTCGTGTTAAGCATTACTTTTTTATTGTTTTTTAGTCCCTTGATTATCGTTTTATAATCAGGGAACGAAAGCTTAACCGGTTCTGTCCGTATGTTGACGCTTCCAAGTCTGAAATTAATTTTTCCACTGATATCCGTCATCACTGATACCGTTTCTTCAATCCCCTGTATTTTTGACTTCAGGGCTTTGATTAATCCTTTTACTGCCTTCAGGGGGATACTAACCGATATATTCCCTTGGGATTCTATTATTTCTGTTTCACACATGGCCAGTCTGTAAGTATCCGTTCCTACAGCTGTCAGTTTATTTTCTTCCGTTTCCAGTTTTACACAGTTCACGGCCAGGTTCAACGGGTCGCCCGATGCCGAGAACTCCACTTTTTCCAAAGCTTCTTTAAGCCCCATTCTTTTAATTTTAAAATTTAATGCTTCCACAGTGTCCTCTTTAAATCCGGGATTGTACTCATGTAAAGGGATTTCCGAAGTGTAATTTTTTGCCGTAATTTTTATTTTATTATCATATCCTTTAATTAAAATCTCAGTATCAGGAGCCTGTTTTATTGCGGTCTTGAACATTTTACAAGGGATGGTCATCCGTCCTTCTTCCTCTACATGCCCGTTAATTCTGACTTTCGCACATGTCACGGAGTCAGAAGCGAAGATTTCAATTCTGTTATTTCCGTCTGTCCTGATATAGACAAGCTTAAACTGTTCCATGCAAGCCCTTTCGGTGCTTATGAAATTCTCGGCCACTTCGACTGCACCGAGGAGTTCCTTTTTTAATATTTTTAATTCCATATTGCATTTTCCCTTTCTAAGTGCTATACTTTTATTGTTGTTATACTTTTATTGTTAGTCGATATTGCCAGTATCGGCTTTTTCTTTTTCCGCATTATCCCAGTAAAGTTCATCCAGGATCATATAGTAATCCTCTTCCGTTTCGTAATAAATTCCTTCAATTTCAGGCATTTAAATCGCCTCCTTTCAATCCCATTTTGATTCCTTAAAATACACCCACGTCATAGCTACTAATGCCGTCCACAAAACATGTACTACTACTTTAACAACTATGTCGTCGGCAAATGACTTGGTTTGATTCAGTACTAATGCGACGATAAATGTTCCGTACCACACGAGTGCTTTTTTAGTTTTCATTGTCATTTTTAATCATCCTCCTTTTTTAATCATATCCATCGCTATATTATTTGCCAGCGAATGTACTAATTTTGTCACGTCGTCCCCGTTTACTATTATCACGGGAAAGTTGCCGTACTTCATGTAATGTTCCACAGCCATTGCGGGTATGTGGTAGTCCCATCCGCCTCTTGGTCTTGAGGGGGTAGGTAGTACTGTCTGAATTGCTGTTCCGAACTTATATCCACCTCGCTGGAGTCCGATTCTTACAGCTGATTCAGATTTGTCAATGTATTTGGAGCATTCTTTTACGGTTAGAGTTTTCATATTTCCAAGATCCTTTCGATTTTTATCCTTTCAGGGTATAATAATTCTGAAAGGAGGTGTTTCTGCATGAGTAAATTTTTAGACTGGTTAAAGACATCTAAATATATCAAATCTGATGATGTATGCGGTGACCTGGCCAATGACATGCTGAGGGATAAAAAGTTTCCTGACACTGACGATGAGGAACGTCTTACCCGTTATGTCGAATTTCAGCTGGCCATGCATGGTCACAGAGAAGATATTAAAGAGTTTAAAAAGATTTACAGATCTTTTTCCAGAACAATCAGCAGATAATTATCAGGAAGTTTTACGGGTGACCTGTCATCCGTATACTTTCTTAATATTTTTACATCAAAGTCAGCATAAATTCCGCAGTCATATACTTTCACATTTTCCGACTCCTTGATTTTTTCACTTAGTGAAATAGTATTCAGGATTAAAGTTAAATCATCTCTTGTGAGCTTTTTGTCTTCTACGAGTTGGTTTAACTTTTTCTCATTTTCTGATGACCCAATTATTTTAAATCTACGCCATATATTTTCCATTCCTTAATCACCTCTTTTCCTTTTTAATTAATTTTATTTCGTTTCATGTTATTGGTTGCATTTACGTAACTTAAAGCCCAAAAAAAATTTTTTCCATTTCATCTATGGACAGATTTAAATATTTGACTATTTTTTCTATTTCTTTCCGAAAAAAGTCACTTTGTCCAGATAATTTCCTATAAAATGTCGAAGGCTCCACTCCGATAATTTTAGAAATTTCTGCTACGTTAGACCCTTTTTCTTTAAGTTTAGCTTCTAAAAGATTTCGATTCATCTCATACCACCTCATTTCCTTTTTACGTTTACGTAACTTTCTGAAATTAATATACCACATAATTTTTTTTATGTCAATACGTTTTCGCAACTTTTTTCTAATTTTTCACAAAAATTGTTGCATTTTTGCAAAAATAGAGGTATAATTACCATGTATAAAATATTTCGGAGGATGTATTATGGAAATACATGAAAAAATAAAACGAAGACGTCTTGAATTAGGATTAACATTAGAGAAGGTAGCAGATTATGTTGGTGTCAGCAAGGCAACTGTATCTCGTTGGGAATCAGGGGAAATAGTAAATATGAGAAGAGATAGAATTTTAAAACTTTCAGAAGTGTTAAAAGTTAAACCAAATTTTATAATGGGTCTTGAAGAATCTAAAGAAAAGAAGGAAGCATCCAACCCATATTTTGTTGACACTTCAGTTTTGACAGAACAGGAGCTCGAAGAGTTTAACAGGGTTACAGGAGTGAATAAGCAACTGTTCTTCAATGATGTGGACGAAGAACATGACATGGCTTTGTTTAAACAGGCAGTCGTAGACTTATTAATTAAAAAGAGAGAAAATAAAAAATAGGTGGTTAGATTATGGCAAAGAGGAGTTTTAAGAAACTTGCAAAAC